CCCGGATCCGGGAGAGGCCTCTCGCACAGTTAAAGTGTGCGTGTCTGCATTCGTTGTTATCGCAACAGCTTTGTATGAAGCAATGCGGTCCAGAATATCTAGATTGTGGTTCGTAGTATCGCCCCAAGCTCCGGACTGTTCTCCGGAGCCTATCTTTTCGATACCAAAGCTAGTTGTGTATGATGATGCCATAATTTTATTCCTATGCCGCTATCTTAGTCCAATTCGGCGTCTGCGCTGCGTCTATGGTTGAATAATTAGGCGTCTGAGACGCATCTACTTCTGTCCAGATGTTAACCGTCTTCACCAATCCGGCGGCGGACACGCCCTCAACAGAGAACGCAAAGTTAATCTGCACTGAACCGATTTCGCTTGCTGCCGAAACTCCGCTTACCGAAAGTATTGCGTTTGTGCTTACAGACGGAGATCCAACAGATCCTGCTGCCGAGACTCCTGTAGGCGTAACCGTCACAGGGACGATAACTGAGGCAGACCCTATCGCGCTTGCCGCCGTTACTCCGCTAACACTTACCGTTACAGGTAGGCTTACACTTGCAGATCCTACGGCACTGGCTGCGGATACACCCGAGACTTCGACGGGAACGGGACTATTCCACGCTCCGTCGTTCCAAGTGCTCCTATTCCAGCCAGTGATTAAGGCCATTACGAAATCCTGATTATCGCGTTGTTAGCGTCGTTGGCTGGATACTGAATCGTAAAGTCTCCTGAACTGGACGACTTGTCTCCGCCAAAGTTAATCACTGCTACGGCAGGATCAGCAGCGTGATTAGTAGTGGATCCAGTGCCTGCGGTGCTAAGTGTGCTGTTATAAATCAAAGCTCCCCGCGCATTACTGATAGTGGACGACGAGAATGTCGTATCCGCAAAATCAAGAAAAGCCGTGGGAACAGAACTGCTATTGTCCGCTAAACCCAACGTCACACTACCTAACGTAGCACCGCCGGCAGAATAACCTGTTCCGCTAACCTCATTACTCGTGGTGTACCCAGTGGTGTCAGCGTCTATAGACGCGCTGTTGGTAAACATAGCAATTTTAAACGTGTCCGCTGAAATTGCGCTAGATCCCGTCCGCGTATGAGCCGTCCAGAAATGGATACCCGCGAGTATTTCTCTCTTAAAAGTTCCGCACATCGCGGATGAGCCGATAGCCATTACAGTCTCCTTATAATCTCAGCCACGTCTTCATGGCCTTGTTTCTTCATCAAAGCCCAGATAGTCGTTCTTTCGCTTTGACACATACGTCTCATATAAAAGATTAACACTTCTTTCAAACGTTGTCTGTGAGCATACGCCTGTTCCCGTATGACAGACGGTGCATCTTCCGAAACACTCATTATCTTATTTAGGGCCATTTCAGCCATTTCTTCTGGGGAATGACCTCTGTCCGTTGTTGTAAACACTAACGGGTCCGTAACTCCAGATTGGCTTTCCGTATCCAGCATTATGCTGTATCCCTCCGCAAGCGGTCATACCTATACTGATCTCGAGTCTGTAATCCTTCACCCAAGTTTTTCAGCCACTGCAAGGATTCTTGAAATCTGGAGTTGTAAAGACCCAAGAGATCGGGTTCGCCTTTTAAAAAAGTGTAAGCCTCCACCAGACTTCCGTACAAAAGAGCCAACTCAGCGTTTGTCCCTAACCAACTGGTCCCGTCTCCACTCGCAGTTATGGACGTTGGTCGATAAAAGTAATGAAGTTCCACGTCATACGCTGCATCAGGTGTAGGCGCTACCAGAAATGAGCCTTCATTCCAATCGGCATAGTATTTTGGCGTTCCCGTTGTCGTCGGGTTAGGGGTGTAGTCTTGAAGGGCCGTAACTTGCTTGTACAAGAGAAACTCTTTGCTTGAACTGTTGATTACGCTCAGAGAGTTCTGCGCCAGAAAGTCCGTAGGCTTTGAAAGATACTGGTTTCCAGACGTAAGATTTCCGGAAACGTTTTTGCGAAAAACGTCAAGCTGACACTCTTTAAGAATTCGTTCTTCCGCATTTATAATGAAACGAGACAACTGGCTTACGAACGTAGTTTCAGTGCTTTGCACGTAATCCTGTATCGCTGTCTTCAATGTCGTAAATGTATAGGCCATATTACGCGCTCACCGTTACCGGGCCTGCGGATGAAAAACCGCCGCCACCGTTTACGTTTCCTGTTGTAGCGGTTCCGCTACTAGCGGTGAACGTGTAGTTGTTGTCGTCCACCTTGGTTATTGAGTATCCGGAGGAGTTCTCCAAAACTGTCTCCGTAAAACCGTCGAACGCCTCGACGCTTCTGAACCGTACTGTGTCTCCGGTGCTACGACCATGACTGATCTCATTAACCGCAATCACCGCAGATCCACTGGATCCAGATTTGAACGAGTTGAAGGGCAGCAGAACCTCTATCGCCGGTTCTGTTCGCGCAGGGCGGCTAACTCGCAAGGATTGCGGATCAGCTCGAACTCGCCTGGGTTCCAACTGAGGTTGCTTTGACTCATACTCATCGGGGCCCACAAGACTGCCGTTCCATTCGAGAAGCATCGAACGCAGCGGATAGGCTCTGCCGGACCTGTCCGAAACTCCCTTTGCATATTTTCCTGCGGCGTATCGGGGCATCTTACACGCTCACAGAAGAGTAACTGGGGACCAAATACAAAGATGTCCTCTCGGCATCTTCAGATGCGGCCCGGTCAAACTCTTCGTTGTAGATCGCCTTCATGAGCTGAACTCGGTCTGGCGACCTTTTAATTGAAATGTAATACGCCAACCCAGCCGTGAGGCAGGGCAAAAACCGAAACGGAATGTCTGCCGTGTTAACGCCAGCGTCAGCGTCCTGTATGCGGCGGACTCGATAGTATATGAGTTGATCGGTAGAATTCTCCGGAGAAGGCCACATGGTGATTGTGGGTGTCACCTGTCGATCCACAAAGAATTCAGAAGGTCTTCCCTGATCCGTCTTATCGGGTATGTCAATGTAATCGCCGCGACTAACTCGACTGATGCTTATGTCAGACCCATCTCTGCGAATAACGGCTTCCAGAACATCCACGGAAGACTGAACATCCGCCAAGCTTGGGTCTGCGCTGATTGTAGTGCTGGCCGCGCTGCTAGATCCTGTAATCGTCTCTCCGGCAGTGAATGATCCAGAAGGGACAGTTAGCGTGATCGTGGTAGAAGACGGCTTGGTTATGACCGATGCCGTAGTGCCGCTGGACGCGCCTGTAATCGTTTCTCCGACACTAAGGTTTGTCGATGCGCCAACCGTAGCCGTAATCGTTCCAATCGGATACGTAGCGACCGACGACGATGAAGACAGTCGAGCCAGGGTCTGCGTGATCTGCTCGACCGTCCAAAGATTGAGGCCTCGATTGGCCCACTCCGCAAATAGGAGATTAAGAGATCGCCTAGCCGTTTTGGCATCGTATCCAGTGCGATACTCTAGGCCGCACCTTTCAAAGGCCTCTTCTGTAATTTCGGCCATATCTAGGTTAAAATCAACCGAGCCAGAAGTTGCCATTTTTAATTCCTATCCAAAAAGGGCCAAGCGCACACCAACAGCAAGCTGACCGAGTATCAAAACACCTACACCCCATAATATCTTAGTTATTAAATCCAAAGATTTTTGGACATGATGTAGATCGTTTGTTTTTATCGTTTCAATCCTTTCGGAAAGAATCTTTAACTCCCCTTGAATCTTGACAAGCTCAAGCTCGTTCTTTCTGCCAAGATCCTCTGACATCGGATCAATACTGCTTCAGGCAGCGAAGAACGATTGAGTACGTGTCTCCACTGGAATGCCCCACTGTGGTCAACTGAATATCTCCGGTGTTGCCGCCGGATGCCGCTACATTCGGAAGACCGCTCATATCCGAGTAGTCTAAGGTATCCGAATAATCCGCAGGAAGTTCAGCCGCGATAACATCCGTAGACGCGTCCCAAAGAAGCTTCACGCCCATGCCCACATTTGTAAACGTGATTTTCTTAATTCTAACACCCGTGCAGGCAGTGCCGTCCTGCAAGGACGAAAGAGCCGAAACGTCTACTTTAGTTACGGCGGACTCTCCCGTGCCATCACTGGTGTTGGTGAGGTAGAAGACGGCCTCTCGAGGGCCATCTTCTACGGTGGTTGCAGTTACTGCATCAGCCATCGGGACCTCCGATTACTGATCAGCAAAAGCTGGCGCGGTCGCGCTCGTAACGGTTCCAAAAATCTGATAATTCGTGGAGTCGATACCGGCAATCGTGACATCGAACCCAGCAGGAACATTGATCTGAATGCTGCTGTTTGAGTTACCATCAGAAAACACCGCGCTAATTTCGTTATCAGTGTCAAGGAAAGTCACACCACCGATATAGAAGTTTGAGTTTCCGGGCGTAACAATGATCGCGTCCGTAGCGTCCGCTGCACCGCCAGCATAAACAAACCTAAAAACAGACCCAGCAACAGGCGCTGGCAGCGTGTAGGTGTTGTCCTGGCCACCATCTGGAACCAGCAGAACTCGTCCGCTGTGAGTTGCATTGGTAAGCGTTACATCCGCGTCAGCCAGCGAAACCGGCGCACCGCCATAAGTCGAAAGCTCAGTAATCGCACCCGTCGTAGCGTTCTTGCTGATGGCTTTGAATCCATCTTCAGAGCGTACCGGACCAGAAAAAGTCGTATTAGCCATTTGAGGGCCTCCTTACAAAGGTTTCGCTCTAGCGTCTTGTAAGCGTCTGCTGGGTCAGTCTCTAGAGCTATATGTCCCAGAGGGTGGGGGAGAGTTGCCTCTCCCCCGTACTCTTACGCGCCCTTCGATCCGTACACGCAACGAGGATCAGAGTAACCGTAGCTATAACGCTCACGGGCTTTGAACCGTACGTTGCCGGTGTCGAAGTCACCTTCCATCTTCGTAGACATCGGCATACGCTCAAAGTGAACGAAGCCACGAGGTGCGTCCGTCTTAATGAAGAACGCATCCGTGTCCGTCAGATAATGGTTAACGACATAACCCTGCGGAAGCATACCCATGTTCCGCATTGCGTTAACGTCATTATCCGCCGTGCCTGGACGGAGAGTGGACTCAAGCAGACGATCCGCAACGAACTGAAGGTTCGGCGGGATAATCAGCTTCTGGCCACGAACCGAAACTTTGAGGCCGCGCTCATCGACAAAAGCTGCAATGTCGATCAGGGCATTCTCAAGGCTGGTTTCGTTGAGATCAGCATCGGTGCTGGGCTCGTTACGAAGCGTGCCGTTGTTGACGAGCGGATGGTCAGTAGCGCAAAGCTCCTTACCGTCGCCGCCAGCAAAGTTGCTATCGAAAGCATTGTTCAGCGTAGCCGCAGCTTTCACCTGTTTGGTGTTAGCCATGCTACGTGCCAGAGCTTTCGTATAGCGGGAGGCAAGGCGGTCATAGAGGTTATCCTCGATTGCTTCCTCCGTGATGGAGAAGGCAAGCGCGATAGTCTCATGCGTATACCGTGCCGTGTACGCTTCCTGCGCGTCGTCAAAAGTAACGGCAGAACCTTCCTGCTTAACGGGCGCAGACCCAAAGCCGGAAAGCATTACCTCTTCTTCAAAAGCACGTTCTGAAGATTCAGTATCGTAAATCTCTGCCGATTCATCTTCGTACCGGGCATACTCAAGGCCGAAAAGGGCGTTGAGACCAGGCTCTAGCTCTTTCGCTAGTTGGGCTCTACTAATAGCCATCTTCTAATCCTCCTATACGCCAGTAGTTGACGGAGTACCGGCTACGATAGCACCGTTATTACTGTTGAAGTGGTTATTCAAGCGTACAACCATGCCAATGCCTGCTGCCGCAAAGTCAGCGTTCTCAGGGTCGTCTACCCAACCCATAATCCGCATATGAAGAGCGGCTGTCGTGGCAATCGTGCTTACGGCCAAGCGGCCAAGCGAGACGCCAGTAGCATCCGTTCCAGTCGTTGCGGTTGAGAAATTAGCGTTGGCAAAAACTGCGGCACGCGCCGTAGCTTCGTTGGTCAAAGTTGCATCCGAAGCAATTACATAAAGCTGCATCGGATCGTCGTTGACATACGCTTTTACGGGGTGGTTGCTGTCCGCCCCAGATCCCGGCCAGTAGTTACTGAACACGGGTTTTCCAGTGGTGCTAGAAACATACTCGCAACCCTGAAACACACCAACCAAACCAACAGTCCCACCAGCGGCGGCGCCCACAACGTCAATAAACCCTGTTGCGAGGGGAATGACGGGCGTTCCGTGGTAAATCTTGTTGGTGTTGCCATTGGCAATTTCATAGAAGGAGTAGTTGTTAGTACCAGTGGAGTTAGAGCCACTACCCTGCTTCATCAGAGGGCGTAGACCAAAGCTTCCATTGCTGTTAGCCATTTTCTATCTCCTAGTCCTCGTTTTGAGGACCTCCAAAAGTTACACGAGATTGCCTATCAGGATTGTTGATAGGCATGGCCGGGTGTTGTTCACGAGCAAGCTCGTTATCAACAGCAGCCATTTGATTGCGGGTCATGTTTCGATAGTAATCGTTACGCTCATCCGCAACCTCTTCAGGAACTCTTGCAAGAAGAAGACCACCGACGCCAATAACTCCAGCATGTTTACCGTCCTCAATGGTCGGCGCTTCAAAGTCTGGGTATTCGTCGCCACGCACCAGTTCATATCCCTCTCGAGACCGAGCTGCTACGTTTTTACGGTCGTCAAAACCCATAACTTCTGACCGAATCCACCGATGCTTGTAACCATCTGGTGCGGGTGGTGCGTCCAACATGGACGGGGGCTTCCAAGGTTCCCTGCGTGCTTGCCTAGCACGATTTTCATTGGCTCTCGGCGTTCTCGTAGACTTTTGGCGAGATGTGTTCTCAGTATTCATGGTCATTCCCTCATTTCACGTATTTAGCATATTCCTCAAGCGGCACGTTCAGCCTCTTGGCTATAGCTACCTGAGATGGGGTTAACCGCACAGTTTTCCGTCCACTCTTTTTGCGGGATGCGGAAGATTCAGCCGACGCAACTTTTCTTCCCCCGTTTGATTTAGCCTTAGAATCAAACTTGTTTGGGAACTCGTTTCTAAGCCTGTTATCAATTTCAGCATAATATTCATCAGATGCCGGGTCAAACCCTTCATCTTCAACCATACGACGATGAATACCAAAAGCGGCGTATGTCATAACTTCGTCCTGACCAAACCACTCGTTTTCTTGTGCCCATTTTTCCGCTTTCGGATCAGGGGCG